TGCTTACGTAACTTCTTTAGAGGTAAGTAGCGGTATGGAAGATAACGTAACGTACTCGGCTACTTTCGAGCTTACGGGAGCTATTACGTACTCTACAGTAGCGTAATAAACACTAACACAAAACATAAAGCAAATGGTAAAGAGAGTTAACATAGGAGGCGAAGAAAGAGCTGTAAAGTTCGGCTTCGCCGCTTTAATGCAGTTTACGGACGCGACCGGTTACAAGCTAGCCGACTTAGACAAGATAGGCGAGAGCTTAACACTTAGCGAAGCATTAGAGCTCGTAAGAGCAGGACTAACGCAAGGCGCTAGAGTGGAAAAGGAAAGCTTTAAATACAGTCTAGAAGAGATAGCGGACTGGCTAGACGATAGCCCTAATGCATTAGAAGAAGTACTAGCAATCTTTACCGAAAGCTTTACGCAGGAAAAAAAGTAGAAGGGGCTAGGGGCCAGTCGGGCCCCGACGCCCCTCTTACTTTTGACCGCTGCGAAGAGATCGCCCTAGGTGTACTAGGTTATACTTACGGCGATTATTTAGACCTAACCCCGCGAAGCCTTAATAATGCGGTAGCGGGTTACAGCGAGAGCAGAGAACAGCAAAGCCGCGAGCTTTGGGAAGTAATGCGAACGCAGACGGTAACACTAGTAAACCTCCAGCTACCCAAGGGCAAGAGGGTAAAGCCTAAAGAGCTTTATAAATTTCCTTGGGACTACACAAGAGCAGAGCCAAAACTTACTAAACAAGAAGCTAAAGCAATACTAGCAAAATGGCAAAAAAGAGCCTAGCACGTACTACTATCTCAATCGGCGCAAATGTTGCCGGACTTCAGCGCGGCCTAAAGACTGCAAGCGCTAGTATTAAGCGTTTCGGGGGGCAAGCTAAAAGGATAGGTACAACCTTTAGCGCTGCCTTTACGGCACCCCTGGCAGCTATAGGGGTGCAGTCCGTTAAGACCTTCCAAGGTTTTGAGGCGGAGATGAGTAAAGTAAAAGCCGTATCGGGAGCCACGGCGCAGGAATTCGCAAAGCTCGAAAGCGAGGCTAAGAGACTCGGAGCTACTACAACCTTTACAGCTTCCGAAGTAGCCAGCTTACAAACGGAATTTGCAAAGCTTGGTTTTAGCGCTAAGGAAATTACGCAAGTAACCGAGAGCACGCTATTTTTAGCGCAAGCAGCCGGCACGGATCTAGCTCGCGCTGCTGAGGTCGCAGGGGCAACCTTACGAGGCTTTGGCTTAGATGCTACCGACACGGGGCACCTTACCGATGTAATGGCTAAGAGCTTCAGCGAATCGGCCCTAGATATGGAGGCCTTCGCCGAGGCTATGAAGTACGTAGCTCCCGTCGCTAATTCCGCAGGAATAAGCGTAGAGGAAACTACGGCAATGATTGAGCTACTCGCAAACGCGGGTATAAAAGGAAGCCAGGCCGGTACTTCTTTACGCCGTATTATATCGGAGTTAGGGGCTACTGGGGGCAATGTTGCCGGAGCTATTGAGAAGCTCGCTAACAAAGGTTTAAACCTAGCCGACGCTAAAGACGAGGTAGGCCGTAGCGCGCAGAGCGCCTTACTAGTATTAGGTAAGACTATAGACCAGCTGCCCGCCTTAAAAGAAGGTTTAGAAGGTGCAGACGGCGCCGCTAAAGCTATGGCGGCTACGATGATGGATAACACCGCCGGCGCCTTTAAGACTTTACAAAGTGCAACGGAGGGCGCCCTAATTGAGTTAGGGGACGCCATCGCAAATAACGAAATCTTTAAGCAGGGGCTAGAAAAGCTTACAGCGGTTATAGGTAAAATTACCGAGTATATCCGAGGAATGAGCGACGCGGAGCTTTATAATAAAACCGTGTTAGCTGGCCTTATAGCTATCGTCCCTATTATTATTACGGCAGTAGGTGGGCTTACTTTAGCCTTTGGATCTTTAACCGCTGCTATGGGGCCTTTAGGTATTGCCTTAGCCGGTGTAATGATATTATACCAAAGCTTACGCAAGGAAGTAGACCTAACGCAGAAAGCCGTAGACGAAGCGCTAGCTAGCGAAGACTCAAAGAAAAGCATTGACGAGCTCCAAGGAAGATACGAGCTGCTTACAAATAGAATTTTTGAGCAGCGCAAAGCTATAAAAGACTTCCAAGCAAGTTATAGTAATCCTTTTTACGATGCCGAAGAAACGCGCCGCTATAAGCAGATGAGCGCGGCCTTAGATAGGCTAATGGAAGATCGTAAGAAAGTAATGGAGGGCTTAAATAAATTAAGAGACTCCCAAATTATAGCTAACGAAAAGACCGGAGAAGCGGTAGAAGTTACGAAGAAGTACGAGTCTTCTATAAAAGCAGTAGCTAAAGCTTTAGACGTAGATTTATACCCTAGCCAAAGTAGAGTAAAAGAATTACTAGATAACACCTTCACGCAGGTACACAGTAATAACTTAGCAAGATACCAGCAAGGCTTAAGTAATTTATCGGCACCACTCACTCAAGCTATAGACCTAACCGCAGGTTTAGGGAGACAAATAGCTGACGGTTTCGGTAGTGCTATGGCTAATATGGTTATGAGTATAGACGAGGCGTTTACCTTATATAACGATATGGTAGACGAGGGAGCTAGCAGAACGGAAGCCTTAACGGCCTCCGTAGCTCTACTAGCCACAAGCTTTACCCAAACATTAGGCGCAGCTATCCAAAGTATAATAGCGCAGCTTTTAGCCGCTGTAACTGTTGCAGCTGTATTAGCTGTAGTATTGAGCTTAGCAACCGGAGGTATAGCGGGAACAAATATGCAAACCATATCTACCGCTTTTAAAATGGTAACCTTACCTGCTATGGGTATACCTGCGCTAGCAGAAGGGGGTATAGTTACTAAGCCTACTTTAGCTATGGTAGGAGAAGGCGGCGAGAGCGAGGCGGTAATACCACTTAGCAAGCTTCCACAAATAGCCGGCGGTGCCGGTGGTGCTGTAGAGGTGTACGGACGCCTAAGCGGCCAGGACATCCTCATAAGCACCGAGAAAGCACAAAGAACACGAAGCAGATATAGAGGTTTTTAATAGATGGGTGTACTACTTTACAGCGTTTTTAAGAGTGATTACGGGAGCGATTTTACTATCGAGATTCACGATACTGAATTTAGCGGTACTCCTTCCGAATTTAAAACGGATAGCCGAGGCTTTACTTTAGACTACAGCGCAGAAACCGACGATATAGTAAGCCCTATTATAGGCTCTAGCTGTACCGTAGGTATGTACGTAGAAAACGTAAACCAAGAGTTTGACCTAATAAGCAAGCTTAAAGACTACCAAGAAGACCGCTTTTATATTCGGATCTACTCAAGTGAGGACAGCCGCGTAATTGATATTACCGACACTACCGTAAGCAACTTTAACACAAGGGTACAAGCTGACGGGGGAACGGTAGAAAGCACGAGCTGTATAACGCAAGATATAACGGCGCTAGGTGGTGCGAAGTTTTACATACCTTCAGTAAGTAGCGATATTTACTGGGTAGGTAAGATTACGCAGGACTTAGTAACGCTAGAAGACGATTACTACCCGTACCTCTACGAGATCAAAGCTGTAGACGGTATAGGCTTACTTTCCAATTACGACTATACTACTGCAGGAAATAAAACGCTCTTCGAAGTATTTAAAGAGAGCGTAGACCTTATCGGCGTAGACCACTTATACGCAGGTACTAACTTTTACTTAAGCACCTGCTTTAATTATTGGGACGCTAACCAAACCTACGACGTAGACGTAGACAGCTCGACGCTGGTACGCTTTAATACTTTAGTGTACCGTGAGACTAACGACGACGGAAGCTTTACACAACCTAAAGCTCTAGACGTCCTTAAAGAGCTTTGTACCTTGTTTGGTGCGCGTATCTACCAGCGTAGGGGGGCTTATGTATTGGAGCAGTATAAAGAGCGCGCAGACGTAGAATACCGCTACTTTAATTACGATACCCAAGGCGACGAGCTTACGGTATCGGATAAAGTAGATGACGCCGTTATAGCGCAAACAAGCTACCAAGGGGCAAGGCTGAACGGCGGAGCGTACAACTTCCTACCGGCCTTAAAACGCGTAGAGGTTACTTACAACCAAAACCGACTAAACAACTTACTAGCGAACCGCCTAACCTTTACGGGTGCTTCAAGTGCTGTAAGCTTGGGTACTTTAGTCGATGACAATAACGCGCAGGTAAATATAAACGGTAACGTATACTACAGCTTTATCTATGACGGTAGCGGAGCTACGGCACCTACGAAATTCTACCGCGCTGTATTTAGGTTAGAGCTTAAGCAGGAAGACGTAAATAACCCTGGTACATTCTACTACCTTAAAAGAGACTTCCAACCTAACGGCAATGGCCAGCTTTATAGTGCTACCTCCTGGAGTACGTCCGCCAGTTATTATTACTTCGACGCAGGCGAAGGAAAGAATAACGCCAGCGGACTAAACCTAGCGAGCTCTTTTAACATTATAAGCCCTCCGCTGCAAGTAGACGGGAACGCTACGCTAGACGTAGAATTTTACAGCCTCTACGAGCACAGCTTAAATACAAGCACCTACACCGCTGTAAATGCTCCTACCAATTATACGGACACGGCAACGATAAACGAGGTTACGGCGCTATACTTAAATAACGGGGTACCGGGCACTACGGTAAAGGTCTTTACTTCTACCAATGCAAATACAAAGGTAGCGAGTAACCTTACGCTAGATCTTGGCGAGGTTAAGGTAGGCGACAGCCAAGGCCTCGACGGCAGCTTTTATATTTACAACGGTACGAGCTGGGTACCTTCTACGAGCTGGAGAAGGGGCAACACCGGCAGCTATGTAAACCTTTATAAGCTCCTTACTAAGGAGGTGCTGAGCTTTTACCGCGATCCGGTAGAAAGGTACAGCGGTACAATTTTAGCGCCGTATACGTACGGCACTCGCTTAAATTGGGACAGTAAATACTATATGCCTACGAGCGCAAGCTATAACGCCGGCTTTGATGAGTGGAGCGGGGAATGGTTCGTAATCAATTCGGACGAGACCGATATTACGGTAAGCGAGCCCGTAGACCTAGACCCGGTAGATGCTGGTTTTGTAGGTCGCATTAGCGGGCAGGCGGGAGCCGATGAGGTTATAGTAGCTACGGAGATCGTAACGGATAACGCAACAGTAAGTAACGACGTCGTAGTAAGTAACGACTTAAGCGTAGATAACGACCTTACCGTAACGGGAGGCAGTACGTTAGCGGGTACAACCGTAACCAACTTTAACCACACCGGTAACTTAATAGAGAATATAACGGAGGTGGAGCACTACCCAGGAAGCACTTATAATATAACGGACTCCGAGTATATGATCTTTAATAAGTGGCAAGCGGGCGCAGGTAATGGACAGTCGACTATAAACCTACCGGCAGCGGGAGACTATGAAGGTAGGCTTATACGCTTTAAGAGCGACTCAACTATAAGCTCTACGCACGAGATCCTCTTACAGCCGGACGGCACCGAGACTATAGACGGCGAGGCGAGCTACAGCTTTAACCGTGATTACGATGGTTTAATGATCCTGGCGTATAGAGGCGCTTGGTATATAATCCAAAGAAAAATTAAATAATTTAGTTGAAAAGACAGGAAAAAAACCAATAGATATTATTGACGATATAATAAAAGATAGAACTATTTGGGAAGATCTGAATTCAAAAAATATTGAAACACCAAGATCTTATAGAGATTTAACATTTGAAAAACCAATAGAAAAAATAATATTAGAGTTAAAAGAAAAAAATAAAAAAATATACGAAGAAGCAAGAAAACAAAATGATAAAGATAGAATAAATTTAGAAAAACAAATTAAAAAAGAAAATCCTAATTTAAGACCAGAAGAAGTATCAGCACAAGCTAGAACTATATTAGCTGAAAGAACTAATAAACAATTAGAACCTATCATTAATAAAATAAGAGAATTAGAATCTCAACTTAAAAAAGAACAACCATCTTTAACAAAAGAAGAGTTTGATAAAGCAGATAGAATAAAGGATGAAACAAGAAATGAATTAGATAAAAGTATTGCTTCTGAAACAAAAGAACGAACTTGGAAAACAGAAAAATTTATAGATGATTTATTTTATAATTTATTAGATCAAAATCACGTTTATAAAAGAGCAGTTAAAAAAGCAGAAAAGTATGGAATAAAATATGAAGAAAATATTTCTCCTTATGAACATTTCCAATTACTTCACGGTGTTAAAAATACAATACAATCTTTTA